ATCTTCCCACCTATCTTCACCTCCCATGACTTCCATGGTAGCATTCCAGGCTGCTTCTTCATTCTTGCTTCTGGTTTCTACTTCACCCTTGTGAGAGTTGATCATAGAGTCGTTAGAGGACTTGATATGAGAGAGGTAGGTATCTACCTGAAATTTCCCAAACGCTTCATATAGGCCCGTCAGCGTCTCCTCAGATAGATTAAAATCCTCTGACGCATACAGCTCATTTGATACAGCTTCAATATCTACTCCCTTCTCTCCTGCCATATTAGCAATCTCGATAGGGATCTTGACATCTACATTGTACTCCCCATATTTAACTCCAGGGATAGTAATCTCCTCAGTAACCGGAGTCCATTCTGAGCCTGTTTTAGGGGTCTCTGTGGGCTTTGCTGGTTCTACTGGTGCGACTGCATCTGGTTTAATCTCAGGGGCCACTACGGGGGCAACACTCTCCTGAGCTGGTGGTGCTGGTGCTGCTGGTACTGCTGGTTCTACTGGTGCTATGTTCTCTTCCATTATTTACCTCCTTTCAATATATCTGGCCCTACTTGTTTAACCAACTCTGGTGCAGCATTAATGCCAGCCTCAGCCATCTGTTGCTGCTGTTGTACTTGTGCTTGTGCTTGCCTCTTAGCCTGTAGCTGCTCCTCTGATAATGTCCAGGGCATCTTCATGCTCAGTGCTGCTGCTACTTCTCTTGAGTAGACAAGGAAGTCTGTTCCTTCTTGTACCTGGGCTGGCCACATTTGTGGAAGCTGCATCATTTCTGTATACTGCTTTATCTTATCCAAGTCTCCTATCTTACCAAAGGCTTCAAGGCCGGTGATAATGTTAGGGAGAACTGTGCCATCAGGTAGAGGAAAGCCTACCCTCTTCAAGTAGAGTAGAGCCAATGGTGACTGCATGGTTTGAGCGAGTAGAGAGTAGACACCTCCAAGAGAAGTCTCCAGCTCTTGTGCATCTATCCTCAGTTCTACAGTAGTCACCCTCTCAGCATCTCTTCTTACTGCTGAGTTGAGCAGGAAGGCTTGGCCTATCCTACGTTTGTACTGATCTAATACATTGGAGATAGGTGTGAAGTCAGCATATCTTTCAAGCTGGAGGACTCCAATATCATCTAAGGAACCGAACACCCACTCACCAGTAGGAGCAGTTGATATCTCATCAATATCAGTCTGACTACCTGGCTTGATCAAATACTTGATGTCAGCCATGAGAGCCATACCTTTGGCTACTGCCTCTGACAGGAACTCAATTACATAGAAGTCACCTGCATGATCTTCACATAGTCCTCTACCATAGTCTTCTCCATAGGTACTATTCCAACGGAGAGGTTTCCAGGGTAGGTCTTCTTCTGCTATCTCTTGGTAGTCTTTGATAGCTACATCATTGACAGCCTGAATGACACAGAAGGTTTCTTTATCCTTACGATAAACCCATGTGTAGATCTTAACTTCATCATCTTCTTTTGGGCACTCAGTACCCTTGATAGATTTCAGTCCGAGCTGAACTTCTTCTGACATGGTGTTGAATGCCTTCTGCTGGACAGTTATGATCTCTGTCATCTTGCCACTCAGATCTCTCTGGATGACATATCGATCTAACTTGATAGCCTGTAGGAAACCATCACCAGGAAGGTACATACATACGTTACCTGATATGAGTAGGTTCTTAAAAGCCTCAGTATAGGCAACCCTTGCTGCTACCTTCTGCTGGAATGTCGTGCATCTGTTCTCTGCTTCTACTAACAACTCTGATAGCTGAGTTGGATCATACCCGTCACCAATGAGATTAGCCTTAGCTACCTCATCAAACTGTAGGTTAAAGAATGATCGACCAGTAGGGAACATGTTAATGGTTAACTTGTTTGCAAGATGGTTTACTGCCTGTGCGCCTATACCTTGGTAGCCATGCTGGTTAGCAGCACCACCTCTGTTAAGGTTAGAAGCATCAGGGAGTACATAGGGTAAAGTGAACCGAGAGTATTCCCTTGCTCGGTCTAAGTAGCCATTACGGTCAGAGGATAGGTGATTGTACCTACCCTCTATAGCAACTGAACTACCTTTACCCTGCTTGATCTGTTTCAACAGGGATAAAGACATTAAGACCTCCTTTTAAATCTTTAGTCCAGAGGTAGGTTTACCTCCAGAGGGTTTGGTCAAGGCTCTCTTACCTTGAGTCCTTAGGTCAGTACCCTCTGTCATATCTGAGGTTCCAATCTCAATATCTTCTGCGTCTACTTCAACTACCCTCTGCGGTCTTGCTGCCGGATCTGGCATATCTGGTGAACTTCCTCCCATGATTAATCCTCCTCTATTTCTTTGTAAAAGTTATAGCCTCCTGGCTGGTAGCCAAGATGCTCGTATAGTGCAGCAGCAGCATTGTCTTTGAAGATACCACTGTTAGCACCTGTATGTATGGCCTTGGCACCGCATGCCTTAGCCCATGCCTCAAACTCATCTACCAATGCCTTGGCTACTGATAGGTTCCTATGCTCAGGGTGAACATATAAGAACACATCATAAGCTATGATATCAGAAGACCAAATAGGAGAGGTAAGGGCAACCCACATAAAGCCTTGAACTTTACTGCCTTCATAGGCAATGAAGATCTGCTGGTTGGGGTCTTGTATAGCCATAGCACCAAAGTGCAACGCCCTATCTACATCGAACTCCAATGCACACCACCTCCCATCACGCTCACTTGCATATCTTTCAGCAATAGTGATCAATGCAAGTAGATCAAGATCTAATGCTACTCTTATTTTCATCAGTAGCTCCTCTTGTAATGGCATCGCTTGACCTTAGCTGATATCTCTCTAAGAACTTCATTGCGTATGAAGTCAGCTTGGCTTGATGTATGCTTTAGGTCAGCAGGTTTCAAGATAGTCTCAAGAAAGCTTAATACTTCCCTGGGGAATACTACTGGCTTAGCTTTCTTCTCCATACTCGTTCCACTCTGGCTCATCATCAGTCTCTTGTTCTCCAATTTCAACCTCCTCTACATATGCTTTAAGAGCTGCGACACTTATGCCAAGCTCATAAGCTTTGATTATATCCTTATCATCAGGCTTTACTCCATACCGGAAGTGTGTCATCAGTCTATCGACCAGATCCACGGCATCTATACTCTCGTTTAAATTCATTATATCCTCCTTCCAATTATTACCCTCCTATACGTCAGGTTCTGTCTTATCCATTCTAAGCTCTCCTACCTTGGGGAGCCTCAGTAGCCCTTTGCTACTTTCCTGCAAGGCATAGACCTGAAAGATCTTGCCTACTGGTGAGTCTGTGGCAAGGTTATTAAACATATCCTCAGCCATATCATGAGTCCATCCTTTACCAAGCATAGCTTGTACTATCTTACCATCCTTCCATTGGAAGTGAAGATTAGCTATCTTGCCAGCGTACTTACCTGTGCCCTCTTCTGTGTCAACACAGAGAAGATCAAAGTCTACTCCTCGTACGATCTTCACCATACGGTATCCTTTATGCCCTGCCTTCCAATCAGAGAGGGCAGTAGCATATTGCTTGAGTACGATACCTTCTTCTCCATTAGCTATGCACTTCTTGGCAAACTTCCTTGCTTCTTCTTCTGAGGCAAGTATGTAAAGATCAAGTGCAATGTAAAAGTCAGGTAGATTTGTCCTCATCCATGCATACCTGCTGGCATATGGCCTTGCAGAATAACCGTTCTTGAATTCATGCAAGAACAATGAATCATGGTATTCAAGGTAAGTAGTCTCCATCAACTCAAGCTGCTCAGGGGTAAGCTCCTTCTTTCTGTTAGGGTTTACCATGCCAGATAACTCTTCAAGAGAGCATTCATAGTTACAAAGCTCAGCTATGTAGACAGCACTCCCCATCAGCTCACCAGGTTTGTTGGCTTCTATCTCAGACTCAAGGTTCTCCAGGTTAGTATAGTGCTTACCTGTCCTTGAGAAGATAGCTGTACCATGGTTAGTCTTAGCTACCAGTGCATAGACTCCATCCTTCTTAACCTGACCTATCATAGGCCAAGGCTTCTTGCTCTCTGGTACTTCATCAATATGCTTAACATGCTGAGTTATCTTCTGACCTTTACGGTGGTCTGCTTGGAGTCCCAAGTGTTCAAATACATTCATAAGTTATCTCCTATTGTTGATGATTATTATCTCTGACGCAACCTTATATTATTTTAAACCAGCATCAAGCTGCCTGATCCTCTCCTGAGCTACGTGAATGACCTTCTCATAGTCAAGCCTACGCTTGTTACCCTTCTTCTTTCTGAGTACCCTCTTGACTATATCAGCATCCCAGGGGTTAAGCTGGTAACTCAGCCAGATATCCCATGGCTGTATATCATGCTGACTGTAGTCAGATCCTCCAGGGTTGTGACTCCTTGGGTCTTTCATAATGTCTCCTTATCTCTTAGGTATAAACCTCATCTCATCCGGTGCAAGCACGATGCCACAGCCAAGAGACATCTCTATCTTATAGATGTTCTTAGCATATCGAGCATTGTACTTATCCTTATCAATTAAGGCTCCTACATTCATAGCAGAGAACCTTCTCCTTGCCTGAGCTACATCAAAGACAGCTCCATATGCATGGGTATGTCCTTGAACATAAGCAGAGCCTAACTTCAGGGCTGTGTTCTTAGCTCCATACATACCATTGCTACCAATCCCATGCTCATAGATAACATCCTCTATATCCCATCTCATCTTCCATAGCCATTCATCCGGTAGGCCATAGACTTCATTGAGAGGTCTAAGGAATAGCTCCTTAGCTAAGCCCACTGAATGAGCTGCTCTCTCTGGTCTTATATCATGGTTCCCGTAGCATAGCTTCATGTTAGGGAACGCTTTCACCCATCGCTTTAGTTCTGTCATTGCCTTAGTCCACTCATCAAATGAGTTATCAGCATCAAGCTCTGAGGGGTGGAAGCTTATATAATGGTGGTCAATTATATCGCCTGTGCACACTACATCTGTTACCTTATGATCTGCGAAGGTGTCTTGAATAAATTCCAAGGCATCTTCACAGTGTCCAGGTATGTGTAGGTCTGATATCACCCCTACTATCATGTTACCTCCTTCTTAATAATCTCAGGACTGCATTGTAAGTATCCCAATCTTTGATTGATACTACTACCATCTTGTCATATTGCATAATACCTCCTTGTCTCACACGTGAGACTGTTAGATGCCACAAAGGCCACCACTACATTTCTCCTCTGTCTCAAAGAAGATCATACCCTCTGACTTCTTAGCCTCAGCATAAGGTACTGCTGTCAATGGCTGACCACCTCTTGCTCCATCAGGATAAACAGTAAGACCTCTAAGACCTCTTGCATATTTAAGAACAATCTCAGAGAACTCCTCAGGTGTAAAGTCCTGCTCCTGATATGGAGGGAGATTAAGGGTAGAAGAGATACTCATATCTACGAACTTCTGTACCTCATACTGGAACTTGATCCTACGTTCTGGATCTTTAGCCAACGTACTGGCAGTCTCTATCTCATCAGGATTAAGACCATATGTCTGGATGAGATGCTCTGCTGTAGCATCAATGACATACTCATAGTTCCACTTAGTACCCTCGGTCAAGTACCTACGCTTGTATGCAACTGCGTATAGAGGTTCAATACCTGTAGTGGTAGAAGCCAGTATCCCTATAGTTCCAGTAGGAGCTATTGCTCTGTACTTCTTTGGTCTGTTAATACCAAGCTCGTCTGATATGGCATTAGCTCCAGCTTCATTGGCCTGTGTCCATAGATAAAGCCATGACTCAAGCTCATCATTCATCTCATACCTATAGCCCTTGCGTAATAGCCACTCATGAACACCCATAACACCAAGACCTATCTTACGGTTCTTCTCCCTTGTCTCCATTACTGCTTCATAAGGTAGATCAGCTTTGTATCCACCGCACACCAGGAACTTAGATGCAAGGTAGGATACTCTTGCGAGTTCAGGCATGTCTCTGATAGTGCCAAGGTTGATTGAACCGAGATTACATACATCACTGTCATCTTCACTGGTAAACTCAGCACAAGCATTCCTTAATGTATCCTTGCTGTTCTCCCCAAAATTGAATGACATCCCAGGCTCTGCTGTACTCAGCATCTGATTGATGTTGTTATTCCATACAGTACATGCCTTAGTGTCTTCATTCTCAATAGCAGATAAGAAGGCATCATCATAGTTAACAGAGATATTGGTCATGTCCAGATCAGCAGGGAAGTTGAAGTCTTTAGCTTTAAGATCTCTTACTGTCTGGCTCCAGTCCTTAGCAAAGATGAAGTCATCAATGTCATCATGACTCCATAGCAGGGAAGCATACAGAGCAGACCTACGAGATCCTCCCTGCATTACGTTCCTGCCTACTTCATTCATCACTTTCATCAGAGGAATAGGGCCACTTGCAGTACCGCCAGTCCTCCCCAGGTAAGAGCCAGCGGGTCGGAAGAGACTGTAGTCAACACCGATACCACCACCTGACATAAGACAGGACATAGCATTGTGGGTAATCCTGCACCATTCTTCACGGGTATCCTCCTTAGCTCCTAAGCAGAAGCAGTTGTTATAGAAGCTCTTCTCTTGTCCAGCATAGTAGAGATACCTACCTGCTGGAATGAATTTCATATCTGTTATGTATTGTATAAGCTCTGCCTGTTCTTCAAGGTGTAGTATGTCACCACATACCTCTTCAACAAGTAGCTTACTATTCTCTGCCCATGTCCTACCCTGTCCATACTTGTTATCAAATATGTTCTGAGCGAACGATGTTTTAAAAGGGTATCCCATTGCACCTCCTATAATAGCCACATGATATATCCTCATGGCATCCGTTACGATATATACAATCAGGAACCATCCTGAATGCAAGCTCACTATCAACATCATCTATTGCAATCTTGATAGTATCCATCACTTTCCTTGTTTCATCATGAGATTTATGGCACAATCTCTTCCTTGATAGGTTAATCAATGATTGAGCATTGAGCAGCATACCATGGTTAGTAGGTGTCCATCTGCTCTCTGTTCCATCTCCTCCTCTGTCTTCTCGTAATGACTTGACGAAGTGAGTGATACCTTGGCTGTGAGTTCTAAAGTGAGTTGATACAAAGGTAGGGATACCAAGCATAGTAACAGCAAAGATCTGAGTCCTCATAGGAGAATGCTCATTATCATATATCTTATCAAGAGTCATGTTTGACTCACTGTCTATGGTTAAGGCACAGGCCCATCTCATAAGATTAGGGCTTGTTACCTTGCTTACTCTAATCTGCATAGAGCTTGCACCGGCTGCCCCCATGGCACCTGAGTTGCAGGAACTACAAGGGTACTGGCTTCTTGGTAAGTTCTCATACTTGCATGATATGCAATGATCAGTCGTCATAGATCAACTCCTTTAGGATATACTCAGGACTCTTCTGATTCTCTGCCTTGATAACCTTACCATCAGCGTTCTTGTTCTTACCTTTGAGGTTGTTGTTAGCAATGACAGTAGCCAGTGCAAGATCTGCCAGGGGCTGCAGGGCCTTTGAACTCAGGGTAATTCCGTTACGCTCCATTTCATCCATCTCAGAGATAAGCAGTGATACCATGTTAGCTTCTACCTCCTCTGACCACTCCATCATCTGGATGAACCTGTCTCTATGATTCTCAAACATGGTAGTAGACAGACCAACCTGAGCATGATTCTTAGCTATAGTACCAGCCTTAACAAACTTGAAGTCTGCGTACTCACATAGCCTATGCTCAAAGCTGTAAGCATTATAGAACTCATTGGCCTCCTCGCTCAGCATCTTCAACTCAAGTGCAGGGTCAAAGCCTTTGTTCAATAGTCCTCTCTCTTGGTTCCATTTAACTATAAGGTGGTTAAGGTTCATTCTATTTCTCCCTCTTCTTTTTAGCAGCAAGTCTGCGTTTCTTATTAGTGGCTAACCTCTTTTCGGTTGCCGTCTTGTAGCCATAGTATATCCATTCTGTCTGAGGTGTAGCATGTAATGACCAGAAGCTGAGCAGTCTCTCTAAGGTCTTGACAACCTGGGCTTGAGTAGATGCCTTGCCCCAGGTTTTTAAGAACCTGAGTATCTTACCTTCCATTCCATTACAACCTCGGTGCATAGCAGCACGAACTACTCCTGTACTGTGATCATGATCGACCACTACATTCATAGAGGCTACACCTATAAGGCTACCTCCACATATCGGACAGAGGCCATGCTGTCTCTTGATCAGCTCCTTCTTTACGCTGGAAAGCTCTGACTTTTTGAACTTGGTAAGCTCCATAGTTCCCCCTTCTTTGTCTGCATCCAAGCCAACTGGCCTTGCTCCAATAGCATCTTATCTCCTGCCTCTCCATATTGATTGAAGTATAGCTGTCTCACACGTGAGACTAACTCTTGCTCTGAGCCAGCATCATCCAGGATCTCATAGGCTTTGACTTCTCCTACTCCAGGCAATCCCTTATAGTTGTCCACAGCATCTCCGGTGAGAAGCTGAGAGTAGAAGAACTTGAGTCCTGTACCTCTTAGCTTATGAAGATACTCAGTAGGCTTAGTGCCTACCTTGATACGCTTGAACTTACCCTTGCCTTTGTTGGCTCCTCGCACGTAGGTATCCTGGGTCTTGCCCTTGAAGTACCATACATGATCCAGTTCCCATTTAGCTCTTGGTGTCTCAAGGAAGCTGGCATCTCTTATCACCATCTTGCCTTGGTACTTGTGAGCTGAGTAGCAGAGACTTAGATCCTTTGGCACTCCCTTGAACAGAGGCCAGTATTGATAGGCTACTACTTCTTTCTCTCTCCACTCTGGATCAAGAGATCCTAACGGCTCATGCCACTTCTTCTTCTTGCCAGGTGGGCAGTGCCATCCAGGTATGATACCAAGATCCTTATCTCCTGAGACAATAACAAAGTCAGAGAACTTACGATGCCACGAAGTCCACAGCTCTGAGTCAAACAGAAGATGCCTACGCCATGCCTCAATAGAGATCTCATCATCAGCTTCACAGCAGTCAGACATGATACCACCATGCTCTGCCATTAACCAATCTCTAATCTCATAGAAGAATGGTGGCTTGTCCTCTATCCTCTGTCCCTTGTATGGAGTAGTGACAGCTATCTTGATCCTAAAGTTATTAGCTCCATCAGTTAGGTATAGCTTTGCTGAGTCGCAACCAGCATCAGTAACCCACTTGTTTAATATCCAGTTAGCATGATCTATCTTGTCAGCCCACACCTCAGTATCCTGCATCACCTTAGATCTCTTAGCTGATAGGTACTGCTGTATGTTACTGGTGTACCCAATGATATAGGGTATGGCATCTGCATCTACCAATGCTGTCCTCATACCATCGGTTGGCCACACCTTCAAGTTACTTACTGGCCTTGATATATCTTCCTCCTTGCATCCATAATCAAATGACATTCATTACCTCCTTAGAAAAATAACCCCACCTCACGTATGAGATGGGGCATGATAGCACCGGCTTGCGATTAGTCTTCTACTACTTCCTCAACAGGGCAAGCTTCAAAGGCCAGGAAGTCAATGACAATACGAGTCTTGGCGACAGCGTTCTTGTCTTTCAATCCACGGGCAGCACAGTAAGCAGCAGCTCTACGCTCCATATCTTCTTTGCCTTCTGCCAGAGCAACCGCTGTCTCTGCTGAGGCTTTGTCCTCAAAGGTAACGATCTGTCCATCAAGCTCTGCCATAAATTTACCGAATGCTTCTACGATTCTTTCTGAGTTCATAATAATAATCTCCTATGCTTAAAGTTGTTTGTTGTGCTTTCCTTTCGGGATCGCACTTGAGGAACCACAATGATTCCAGATTCTTCTATCTCTGATGCAACCTAATTACTCACCTAATTACTCACCGATGATCTTGTTCAGTGCTTTGATTGCATCCTCTGCTTTCATAATCTCGATGGCACAAAGACTCTCTCTGTTAGTGGCATCCTGTGCCTTCTGATGAGCTGTCTCCTTAATAGCCATAGTGTCGCCTATGTATTTATCAAGGTCGCTCTTTGCCTTAGTAAACGTAGCCATGATGGAACTGAAACTCTTTCTCTTAAACACCATCGTCCTCCTCTGTTGTGACAGGGAATACTCCCCATTCAAATTGAATATCATCCTCACTGCACCTACAGCAAGGTTCGCCGTCAGGTGCAACAAGGTC